TCTAAATCTACGCTCTTAAATATCCGCTCTTCTGCGGAGGTGATAAAATCAACAAGGTGCTTAACAAAAGTAACCTCTTGATTTTCGGTGTAGTCTTTAATAGCAGACTTTAATGTAGTGTATGTATAGCTCATGGTGTGTTCGCCTGTCCGCCCATGCCACTGTGGTTAGTGCAATAATAATACAGCGTAGGAGCTCCAACGGCTACAGTTATTTGAGTGTACGCTCCTGAAGAGCCGGGAGTCCCGTTAGTGGTAACGCCTGTTGTATATTGAGAGCCACCCCCGTGTGTGCCATCAGAAGTTGTTGATAGCCTTAAAGGATGACTTGAGTTACTGCTGTCGGATTGATCGAACCTGTAAGTGCTTCCCTCCGACAAACTGACGGTATCTTGCCTAACCCCATCAATATAATATTTATTAGCTCCAAGATAAGAAGCAACTGTAACAGTATACGTAGCAGCTATACTGGTGCCTGTTCCAGAAGCCGTAACGGTGCCTACGGAACCTGTTGCGGTAACGCCTGTAACCGTTGCATCAGTAGGGGTTACAACATCCCCTCCAAAAGTTACCGTTCCCACAAACCCGTAAGCTCGTGGAACTAACTCGTACTGTAAAGTTACTGTGCTAAAAACAGGGAATTTTACAGTGGCAGGTATGCTATTATTGTTGGGTCTAGGATCTTTTAAAGTCTGAGGATCGTATACTTTACGAAAAGGACCAAGTTGCGGATGTTTTCTTTCAAACTCATCCTTACCGACTAACAAACCGTTCCACTCTTTACGCATGTCTTTATAGCGATATTCTAAACCAGAACGGTCAGATATGGCTTTTGCATACTTTCCTGTAGCATATCTAGCCATTAATTTGTCCTAAAGTAAGAATATTCAGGAGTGACCGTAAAGCTGGATCGGTCACGGTCCTCTCCCATAGCCCTTTCAAACTCTTCTTCATATATCGCTTTTAGCATTTGAGTGCGATTAGGTGCTCTTTTCAATGAAATGTAATAAGCTAGCCCCGCAGCCAAACAAGGATAAAACCGAAAAGGTACGTCCATCGTGTTAATTGCAGTATCGCCATCATCAATACGAGTTAAAGCATTATACACAATAACATCTGTACTGTTATCAGGAGTAGGCCATATCCGTAAACTAGGCGTTACTTGCCTGTCCAAAAAGAATTGTGTAGGACGACCTTCTGTAGACTTACTCGGAATGTTGAGATCATCATCTCGGCTGACGCGAGTTAATGAAAAATCAGTGCTGCTTCTTGTTACTACGGCGCTCAATATATCAATTACATCCGCCGCCAAAGCATACGTTCTTGTACCGGAGGTGAGAGCTTGAGTCCTTTGTGCAATAGTCCACTGGTTTAGCCCTCTGTTAGCCCATTCAGCCAACATAAGGTTTAAAGAACGCCTTGCTGTAGTTAAATCGTAGCCTGTCCTTACCTCTAAGCCACAACGCTCAAAGGCTTCTTCAACGTATTCAGCTACATCTAGCTCAAAATTTACGCTTCCCGAAACAGCCATTATTTGTCATCCGCATACAAGTTGTTAAAAATTTGATTTACATCCATTGTATAGTCTAAATCAGATTTTGAATAGTGTATATGCTGTGATGGCAAGAAGTCAGGAGCGCCTTGCCCTGTTTCAAACCATGCTGGATGTGTAACACGAACGCGGTTATTTGGCAATGCAACGATGTTCCCAGTATACTCTCCAGCGTCCAAAAGCTCTAAAACATGGCTTTGTTTATGCTGCGCCGGATCATCCGCTATCTCACTTTCCGTGTAATCAACGGTAAAATAGTATTTAGCCGGAAAGAAGTCGGGCCCTACTTTAGCTAACCAAGGACAGGGGTGCGCTCGGTCCATACGATAAACGGCATGAGTGTGAGACATGCAATCCCACGGTTGAGCCAAGTGAACCGGCATAGGCTCCGGCCACTGCTCAAAAGGGGTATCTCCAACAAGGGCTGTAATTGGCATACGAGCCCACATAGCACCGCCGTGTACGTTAGGGTCATCCGTGCCATCAGTTTCGCATCCGGTAAAAATCATTTGAAAGCTTAAACAACGGCTTGGCATGGTCGTGACCGCAATAGCCATGCCGTGTAAAAACTCGCCATGATAGTTAGAATGATTGCACGTATACTCTCTTCGCACCCAGCATTTAAAGTGCGGAATATTACTTTGAAGATAGGGCAAGCTACTTTACCTTGCCGCCTTTTGCCATGCCCTTTTTCTTCATGCCAACCATGCCGCCTTTAGCCATGCCTTTTTTCTTCATGCCGCCAACAAGGCTCATTGCATAATCATTCATTGTCGGAAATTCATTAGCCATTTTACGCTCCTATGTTTAACTTACAGAACCACTGGTTCTTTTCCTACGATTTGACATAACGGCACCACAACCTCGTGCCACAACCGTTTCCGAAACAGACTTACCGTTAAACGGACGTTTTGGAGCGGTTGCGCCGCCCCTACTCATTTTCCTAACTTTTGCAGCCTTTGTATTAGGGACAACAGTTTTTCCTTTAGAGCCTGCCCGCTTCTTTTTACGAGCCGTTGTAGCTCGTTCGCTTTTCGATAGACTGTTAGCTTTAGCTCTAGGCAAGCAACGATCAGGGTTACTCTTATCTTTTGAAGTACCACATTTACCTTTGATAGAGCCATCTGATCCAATCCTAACCCAGTCCTGTTTCACCCATTCTTTTAACTGACCCATTACTTACCCTTTGATTTCTTGGCGTAGTTGGGGTCTTTACAATACTTTGAGGCTGCCATGTTTGCATACGCTGACGGGTATGTGTCAAATGTGCGTTTGGCCCACGCTTTCCCTTTGGGACAGATCTTACCACCACTTTTTACCTTGCCCCCTTTTTTCATGCGAACAACGCTGCTTTTACGAGTTGGGCACTTTCCTGCACCTAAATTTACTGCACTTGTCATAGTAACCTCTGCAAAAATGGAGCAATAATAACTAAACCAACAATCCACCAAAGCCTCTGATCTAACTTTGTCATGTTTGACTTCTGGTCGTCAAGAAGCTCTTCAATACGCTTGTATCGAAGATTGCACTCCGCTTCATGTTTGGCTAATTCTGCCATAACCTTCGATGCTGTAATTGTTTCTTTCTTTACCGGCATTTCCAACGCTTCCTTGCTTGACGCAAACGACTATTAGGATCTTTAGCCGCTTTAGGGAATTTCTTCATCTGACCTTCGGAACGAGCACAATAAGACTTACGTCTCTTTGCATCTTTACTACCGGGTTTTACTTTACCAGTGACCGCCGTTTTCAACTTACTGCCGGGATTTTTACGCCTATACGCCTTCACCCCGGCATCGGTCATTCCCGCCCCAGCTTTTGTGGGACGGAAATTTTTCTTGTTACGTTTTGGCATCGTAGCTTTACGAGGGGCCATCTAATTACTCCCTACGCATACTTCTTACGCATGTATAAGAGGATCGTATAAGTGTCCGCAGAAGTGTGACCGACAGTTGTAAATAAAACATCTCCTGTTTTACCACTGCCTGAATTATTAGTTAAACCGCCAAAAGAGTTATAATCGTGATGACCACTTTGGTTCTCACCTAACTCAATACAGAAAGCGTTAGATGTAGCGTCAAAAAGAATTTGAACTTTCATTCCATTACACTGCCACCAAATACGTTCTATGACGACTTCACTACACGCAACACCGTCTAAACTACTGGATAGAGCCGATACATCTACCTTCTTTACAGTGGATTCACCGGTTCCGTCAGAGACGTTGGTAAACTTCATAACAGCATGTTTAGGGCCGTCAATCAGAGTTTGTGATGTTACTGCATCAGCCATGTAAATCTCCTTTTATGAACTTACTAGGCCACCTGAACGTATTCAATGATGAACGTGAAAGACCCTGCTGTTGTGGCATCTACAGTGTTTGTGACGTTACAGAAAATTGTTCTTTCCGCCGAAGTATATTGAGGAGAAACTGGAGCAGTAGCTGCATTCTGTGTTGTCGCAACTAATGTGGTGGTTGTCACGTTGCCAACAACAACAGTTGTTCCACCATCAAGAATCTCATCAGTTATCGCCGCAACAATCTGTGCTCCAGAACTTGATGTACCAACTTCATATCCAATATCACCCGATCCGATAACAGGAGCGGTAACACAGAAGATTTTGATGTTAGTGATGATCGTGTTGGCTGGCTGCGTAAACTCACCAATAGCGGGGCTGTCACCTGCTGTGGTGTTTACAGTAACGCCCGTAGCGTATTCC